ACTCCCCGTGGGCGCTTTGAGGTCGATCCGGCCAGCGTCACGCCGCTGTTTTCGGCGCTGGGGCCTGGGCGGTACCTGGAGGGCGAGCGGGCATGAGCATTACCCGACCCGCGCTGAGGTACCACGGGGGGAAGTTCCGGCTGTGGCAGCAGTTCCTCAAGGACCTGTTCCCGCCCCACGAGATCTACACCGAGGCCTTCGGCGGCGCTGCTGGTTGTCTGCTGCAAAAGGACCGAGCTCGAGCAGAGGTCTACAACGACCTGGACGCCGACGTGAGCAACTTCTTTGCACTGCTGCGCGACGCGGCGACCAGGGCCCGGCTGGTGGAGGTGGTGGCGCTTACGCCCTACGCACGCCGCGAGTTCGATCTGGCCTGGGAATGGTCCGATGACCCGATTGAGCGAGCTCGCCGCTTGTGCGTGCGCGCTGGCATGGGCTTTGGCAGTGCCGGCGCCACAAAGGGCACAACGGGCTTCCGCACGGACACGAAGCGGCGCTACACCACGGCCCAGATGGATTGGGCGACGTACCCAGACGCAGTCGCCGCCGCAGGCCTGCGCTTTTCCGGGGTGCTGGTGGAGAACCTGCCGGCGATTGATGTGCTGCTGCAGCACGACACGCCCGACACGTTGCACTTCGTCGATCCGCCCTACCTGCACGACACGCGGGTGATGCGCGCCCGCGGCGGCTACCGGCACGAGCTCAGCGACACCCAGCATCAGAACCTGCTGCAGGTCCTGCGCAGCCTGCAGGGCATGGTGATCGTGTGCGGCTATCCCTCCGAGCTCTACAGCGAGGCGCTGGCCGATTGGACGGCGCACAGCACCGAGGCGCGCATCAGCGCCGGCCGCGGCACCGCGCTGCGCACCGAGGTGGCCTGGCTCAATCCAGCCTGCGCCGCCGCACTGGAGCGCAGCTGCGGCGGCCTGTTTGCGGAGGGCTGCCATGCGTGAGTACGCCCGCGTCAGCCCCAGGTTTTGGCAGAGCAGCCCGACCGGCAAGGCGATCCGCAAGAAGGGCGCCGAGGCGGTGGTAGTGGCCATGTACCTGATGAGCAGCCCGCACTCAAACATGCTGGGGCTGTATTACCAGCCCTTGCTGTACATGGCTCACGAAACCGGCCTCGGCGTGGAAGGGGCTTCGAAGGGGCTTCAAGGCTGCATCGAAGCCGGCTTCTGCTGCTTCGATGAGCCTTCCGAGATGGTGTGGGTGCACGAGATGGCCCTTTACCAGGTAGGCGAAGAGCTCAAGCCCGGCGACAAGCGGTGCGTGGGCATCCAGAAGGACTACGACGCCTTGCCCGATTGCCCCTACCTGGGCCCGTTCTTCGACCGCTACGCCTCGGTGTTTCACCTCAAGCGCAAGCGCTCTTCGGAGCCCGCGGCCGCTGATCCCGTGATCCCCGCGAAGACTCCGACCGCAGATCCACAGCAAGACCCTCCACAAGCTCCATTGCAAGCCCCTTCGAAGCCCCTTCGAAGCCAAGAGCAAGCACAAGCACAAGCACAGGAGCAAGCACAAGCCGCAGGCGTGCGCGGCGAGGTTGGAAGGGCCTTCAAACGCGCTGGCGTGGACCCCATGAGCTTCAACCTCGATGACCCGCGCTTGATGGCGTTGCTGGAGCAGGGTGCAACGCCGGCCGAGTTCGAGGGGTTGGCCCGCGAAGCCGTCACCAAGGGCATCCGCTCTCCCTGGGGCTGGGTGCTCAAGGTGCTGCCCGAGCGCCGCGCTGAAGCTGCCGCGCTGAAGCTGCCCGCCGCTCCAACGGCACCCGAAGCCAACCCGCTGGCCTGGGCCGACAGCCGCGCCGAGGTGCTGGCCATGGGCGCGAACCTGGGCTGCGGCGACTGGAACGAGATCGACGCCCGCTACCACGGCGGGGAGAGCTGGAGCGCCTACAAGGCCCGCGTCGTCGCGGCCTGGGAGCAGGAGCACGGGAGGGAAGCAGCGTGAGACGAGACGAACGAATCGCCGATGAGGTCGCAACGGACCAACGGCTCATGTGCGCGGCCAAGGGCTGCCCCAACCGCTGGAGCCTGAGCATCGGCGGCGAGAAGGGCACGTGCAGCGCCCACGCCTGGGCCCTGCCGCGCGAGTGGCCGGAGATCACCCGCCAGCTGCTGGACGGCGAGACCGACCGCGCACTGCGCAATGCCGTGGCCGAGAGCCAGCCCGCGCCGCGGCCGCTGGGTCGCATCGAGCGTCAGCAGCTGATGCACCGCCTGCGCACCATGGGCTCCGGGCAGGTTGGCCGCCGGCAGGGCAAGGCCTGGGCCGAGGAGCTGCAGCAGCGCCACGCCCGCGGCGAGAAGCAGACGCCGGCGCAGGTCGAGTGCTGGCAGGGCGCTTTGGGCGTCGTCGCGCGCGCGCCCGCGCATTTGCCGACCGAGGAACTGGCCTGGGACGAGGCCGCGTGAGCAACAACCCGAGGGAGAGAGCAATGGAATTCGAAGCGAGTGAGATGGCCGCCGCGCCGCTGATGCTGCGCGACCTGGTGCTGGCCGGGCTGGCTGTGGCCGCAGGCTGGTACGTTGGCATGGCCTGGGGCGATGAGCTCACGCGGCTGGCCGTGCAGGCCTGGGGCCAGGTGCTGGTGGCGTTTCGGGGAGCAGGGCTGTGAAGGCGCCGCTCACGCTGCCCTGGCCGCCGAGCGTCAACAGCTACTGGCGGAGCCTGCCTCCGACGAAGCCCGGCATGCCGCCGCGCGTGGTGATCTCGAAGGAAGGCCGCGAGTTCCGCAAGGCGGTGGCCGAGCTGGCTGTCTCGCAGTCCTGGCCGAAGTTCGGGGCCCAGCGCGTGCGTGTGCACATCGGCGTGGCTGCGCCGGACTGTCGCGCCCGCGACCTGGACAACCTCCTGAAGGCTCCGTTGGACGCGCTGACGCACGCCGGCCTGTGGGACGACGACGAGCAGATTGATGCCCTGGCCATCAAGCGCTGCGCCGTCGAGAAGGGCGGCCGGATGAGCATCTGGATCGTGCCGATTGAGCCGGTGCAGCAAAGCCTGGAGGGCGCATCGTGAGCGCCGCGCCTGGAACGCTGAGCGGTACATCGGGCGTCGTGAATGTTCCAGTGGCCGGCGCTCCCTCTGATGCGCTGGAACATCTGGTGGAACACGGCTGCCCCGACTGCACCACTGCCGCGCAGCGCGCGCACTGGCAGTTCAGCGACTGCCCAGGCTGCAGGTCTCGCGCCCTGGGCCGGCTGAAGCTCTACCCGCACGGCGGGCCACATACGAGGCAATACCGCGGGCTTCTGGCCGCAGCTCGCGTGACGCATGACCAGGTGCGCGAGGCGAGGGCCTTGGACTCACTGCACCGGGAGACGGCCGCGGCATGACCGCAGGCACGCCCCAGAACACCAGCCGGCCCTGTGCCGGCTTTCGTCGTTGGAGGGAGCAAAGATGTTGAGCAATCACTTCCCGCCGGACATCCGGGATGCCTTGGTGCAAGCCGCAAGCACCCCGGTATGTGCCGAATGGGACACCGCGCGCCAGCGCGCCATCGACGCCGCGATCCGCCGCGCCCGGCTGCGCTACCCGGAGCTGTTCCAGGCCGACCCCGAGCCGATGCGCCAGGTGCTGCCGATCGCTGACCTGTTCGGAGGTGCATCGTGCTGATGCAGCTGGATCTGTTCGGCGCGCCGCCGGTACCGGTGTGCCGCCGCGGCGAGCGTCGGGTGCGTCGGGCCGTGAGCGGCACCGTGGCTGTGAACGAGCACGGGCGCCGCATTGGAGAAGGGCACCAGTTCGCCGTGCTGTCGGATTCCGAGGTGGGGCTGCTGCTGGACCTGCGCGAGCGCGAGGGCTGGAGCTATCGCCAGTTGGCCAGCAAGTTCGAGATCGACCGGGGCACGGCACGGGACTACATCAAGGGCCGCCGGCGCTGCCAGACCGTGGCTGGGCACCGGGTGGTGTGCGTAACGCAGGCGGCGACGGGGAGCATGGCCGCATGCTGACCCCGAAGCAGGAGGCCTTCTGCCTGACCTACGTCGAAACCGGGAATGCCTCGGAGTCGTACCGGCAGGCCTACAACGCCGAGAAGATGAAGCCCGAGACCGTGGCGAAGCGGGCCAGCGAGCTGATGCAGGACGGGGAAGTCGCGGGGAGGATTCGGGAGCTGCGCGCAGATGCTGCCGAGGCGGCCAAGGTGACGCTGGAAGGGCACCTGCGCGACCTGAAGGCGATCCGCGACAAGGCCCTGAAGGCTGGGGAGTTCGGCCCGGCCGCGTCCGCCGAGATCGCCCGCGGCAAGGCTGCCGGGCTGTACGTGAAGAAGGTGGCCGATGTCACCGCTGACCTGGCTGGCCGGCTGGCCCGGGCACGCAAGCGCAATGGTTGACGCCGATGTCGACGCCGAGCTGATCGAGCTGGCTGCGGAGTGCACGCACGACCCGCTGCGCTGGGCTCAGACGGCCTACGACTGGGGCGAGGGTGAGCTGGAGAAGCACAAGGGCCCACGTCAGTGGCAGGCCGAGATGCTGACCGAGATCCGCGACCACCTGCAGAACCCGGAGACCCGCCATCAGCCGCTCATGATCGGCCGGGCGTCCGGCCACGGCATCGGCAAGTCCGCCGGCATCGGCATGGTTGTGAACTGGGCACTGAGCACCTGCGAGGACTGCAAGGTCCTGATTACGGCCAACACCGACACGCAGCTGCGCACCAAGACCAGCCCCGAGGTGGGCAAGTGGCAGCGCCTGTCCATCACCTCGCACTGGTTCGAGGTCAACGCGGCCAGCGTGGCCACAAAGGACTCGGCGCACGAGAAGACGTGGCGGGCCGACTTCGTGCCATGGTCCGAGACCAATACCGAGGCCTTCGCCGGCCTGCACAACGAAGGCAAGCGGATCGTCCTGATCTTCGACGAGGCCTCAGCCATCGCCGACAAGGTGTGGGAGGTGGCCGAGGGCGCGCTGACCGACGAGGGCACCGAGATCATCTGGATCGCCTTCGGCAACCCCACCCGCAACACCGGACGCTTCCGTGAGTGCTTCCGGCGCTTCAAGCACCGGTGGAAGGCGCGGCAGATCGACAGCCGCACCGTCGAGGGTACGAACAAGCAGCAGATCGAGAAATGGGCGGCCGACTATGGCGAGGACTCCGACTTCTTCAAGGTCCGCGTGCGCGGCATGTTCCCCAACATGAGCTCGCGCCAGTTCATCGGCGAGTCCGACGTGGCCGGCGCCTACGGTCGCCACCTGCGGACGGAGCAGTACGACTTCGCAGCCAAGGTGCTGACGGTGGACCCGGCCTGGGAGGGTGACGACGAGTTCGTCATCAGCCTGCGGCAGGGGCTGTCGTTCCGCATCCTGGAGACCATCCCCAAGAACGACAACGACCTGGTGATGGCGGCCAAGATTGCGCGCTGGGAGGATGAGGAGAAGGCGGACGCGGTCTTCGTGGACGCCGGCTTCGGCACCGGCATCGTGTCGGCCGGGCAGGCCATGGGCCGGGCTTGGGTGCTGGTGTGGTTCGGCGGCGAGTCCGCTGATCCCGGCTGCCTGAACAAGCGCGCCGAGATGTGGAAGGCGACGCGCGACTGGCTCAAGGCCGGCGGCGCGATCCCGGAAGACCCGGTGCTGCGCGATGAGCTGCAGGCGCCTGAGATCGTGCCGCGCATGGATGGCAAGCTGCAGATCGAGTCCAAGAAGGACATGAAGGCACGCGGCATCCCTTCTCCCAACCGCGCCGACAGCCTCGTGCTGTCCTTCGCCTTCCCTGTGACCAAGCGCGACCCGCTGGACGCCTACCGTCAGCGCCGCCGCGACTACGACCCGTACGCCTGACCGCGCCCTGGTGTGCGTGACGGCTGGCCCGGCGCTGAC